ACCATTAGCACCACTACGTTGAGAGTTGTTAATAGCTCTTTCTTCTTCGCCAGTCCAGCAGAAAGCAACTGCTTTAGAATAATCAAGAGTCATTGAAGAACTTGACCAAGTAGTTAACTCAGGGCATGGAACTTCACAGCAGTTAGCTGTAGCGTCTTCCAAAGTGAGGGTTGGTACAAGAGGGTATTGAATTGTTTGACCTACAGCGGCTTGGGCTGCTTCCATATTCTGCCATACAGCAGGAATATAACCGATTTGCTCGCGAAGGACAGTGTCAAGGTTTACTTGAGCTGCGATAACTAAGTTACCAAAGCTATTTGAACCGTCTGCCATTTTATATTTTCCTTATTAGATTAGTTGGGCTTTTCCAGCTGTAACAGCTTTAGAAAAGTTTAGTTTTTGTTGGGGCGTGAGTTTAGAAAACTCTGCCATTGTTAATTTATTACTTTCAACACCCGCACCACGAGCATTTCCAGGAGCACTGCCCCCAACAGACTTATTACCACCTAATAAAGGCTTGTATTTGTTGTCTGCTTCGAATTGTTTCTTAATGCTTCCTATTACGTCATTGTCGATGTCACCATTATCATTCGCAACGGATTGCAAATCTCTGGCTACAAAAACACTTAAGAGCTCAGCTCTGTCAGCGTCACCTTTTGCAAGGTCGGCAGCAACTTTGGCTGCAATAAGATTTATCTTCTCTTTTCTTCTTTCTTGTATTTCTTGTGCTTTAGCTGCACGTTCATTCTTTAATTCTTCAAGAGTTTGTTTGTACAAATCCTCATATTTACCTTGTTTCTCGGCAAGGGATTGTTGCTCTTGTTTGCTTAGCTCTTCAATACGTCGACGTTCTTCTTTCGCCTTCTTTGTTTCAGCTAATAATTCTTGTTGTTTATTTAACAACCCTGGAAGCTTTTCTATGGTATCTTTGTTTTGCTCATAGAAAGCTTTATAATCTATTTCTTGTACTTCTGGAGTTTCTACTACTTGTTGTTCTTCGTTCATTGTTACCCTCTGGGTTAAAACTAGCTCTGCTAGCTGTTATTGTTCCTGTGTTTCAAGTGGCAGCCCACTATCCTCGACTACTACAGCAGCATCAGCTTCTATCTCAGCGTCAGTGCGTTGGTCGTCGATGAATCCTGTACGTCTTCCGTATTCTCTAATGTCTTCTTTACTAATTACGCCTCTGTCCAACAACATAATTTGTTGAGCTAGTAAATTAGCATCTGCATTATCATCGTAGAAGTGTGTGTTTAATCTAAATTCTATTGTGTCGTCAACCACACCCATGAACTCAGCTACCATCTGGACAGCAGCTTCTATACCCCAAGAAATATTTGATGTAAGGGTGTATAAAGCACTATGTTGTGAACCGTAACGTATCTTAGCAGCTTCGGCAGTTTCTCTACCGCCAGCTTCTTCAATTAATCTAGCCCCCACTTTAGCAGCTTGTTGAAGCTTCTCGTTCATGGCCTGAGCCACTAACTGGTTAGGATTGGCTTGTAATAGGGTAGCGCCGCCGCCGTTAACAGTGAGGGCTCTTCTACTCCCGAAGAACACACCGTTAGGGTTGGCGTTATTGAAATCTTCTTGTGTTGTTTCACCAACATCAATTACTAAATAAGGCTGTCCTGTTATGAAAACACTTTCTTCATAATCAGCACTGTTTCTGTAATGGCCTAAATTAAGAACAGCTAGGTCATACATAGGCTGATTGTCTACTGCTAAATCGTTATTCTCACTTCCAATACAAACAAAAGGAATGTAATTAAAAGGAACACCTTCGTAATTAGTAGGAATTATAACTTCAACAAGCTCTTCCGCAGCATTGTAAACTCTTTGTGAGTAGACACCATCTTCAAGGCGCAACACTCTATACTGAATATCTGCATCTTGACTAAATTCATCATCAGAATCAAGTAAAACTTGTTCTTGTAGCACTATAAGGTAAGGCTGAACAACGCCATTAATCTGAGCTGTTTTCCAATTAAGAATTGTCTCTGCTCTATAAGGCTTAATATAGGCCTTCTCACCATCGTTGTGAAAATCCACTAGTAACCCATACCTACCAGTTTGTAACGTCTCGTAGGTGGTGTGTTGGGCGAATTGATAGAGGTTTATACCACTACCTGTAGTGTCAGACAGTAAATAACCTAATTGAGACGGTAGAGACACTTCTAATTCTTTACGAAACACCAACCCTGTTAATCCTTCACATGTTAATTTAGTGAAGTTAGTGAGAATGGCGTCTTCTTTGTATTGTTTTGTTCTGTCTACGTCATCAGCATCAGGAGTACGTATATAATCCTTAGCATCGTTATTTATAATAGCTCTAATAAGCTTATAGCGAGGCAATGCTTTGATGTATTCAGGATGTTGTGAACTAACTGGCATTTAATTTATCTCTTTTGCGCAAAAGAAAAAGGAATATTGAACAATGTTCTTTTAATATTAAAGCTGTAGAACACTCTGTATCCTAAGCCATCAAGCGGATGGTCATACCCACTCTTTTTATCTGGGTTACCGTTCTTGTCGTAAGCTTGTTGCTCAAGACACTTTGTAACCTCAGGGCATTCTATAGTGTTAACAAACAACCTTCCATCCGCGAAGAGCTTATTAACACATGCTATTCTGTCTTTAACGTAAGGGTTACTGCCCTTAGCTCGTACCTCAAACCCTGCGTTCTTAAGCAGGGCTATATCACTAGAGCTAGCGTTTGTTGTTGTGCGTTTCACACCGCTAGCATCAGGGTACATTATAATTCTATTACCAGGCCACCTACGTTTAATTTCATCAATTAGGTCGGGGGTGTCGTATTTGTTAACTACTTCAGCAACAATTGTTGTAGTGTTTGCATCATCTACAAATACTATGCCGCATGTCTTGCCTACGTTGAAGTCACAGCCTATATGTAATGTTTCATTACCAATTACACGTCTAGGAGAGAACATTTTATCTCTATTGAATGTGTAATAAACACTTCCACTCTCTAAGTTGACGAACTCCCCTTCCATGTAAGCCTTTAATAAGGCCGCAGGGTAAGAAGCTTTTAGAGAATTAATCCAATCGTCTGTTAATACAGGATTATCTTCTGTTCGCCCTTTGTATAACTTAAACTCTGGGTTTCTAATAGCGTTTTCACTACTACTGTCCCACATTTTATGGCAGAATTTAAATCCTTCTGGTGTGGAGTAGCTTCGTATCATGTTCCTACATTCCCATCTCTGGGACTTTTCAGAATACACTCTGTACTCTTGAGGGATATCAGACGGAGCTTGACGATTACGACCCATTATCTTAAAGAACGCAGCTTCAGCTTTGTCCATAGGCAGGGTATCTAATTCGTCTATATGGCTTCTATATGTTTCATAGCCTACGATAGTTTCTACGTTATCTAAGCTTCTGAACTGGAAATCACCAACTCCTGAGCTAGACGTGTAAATGGCTTGTTCCTGCTTGTTAAGCGTGTACTTAATTCCAAACTCATCTAACCAGAACATAACTCGAGGTATGGCAATTTGACGTACAAGACTGTAATCAGGTTCATATATACCTATTACAGCAGAGGAACTGTGCATAGCATCTGTTACAGCACAAAAGCCCATTACATGTGACTTACCACTAGCGTAACCAGCACAGAAGAGGGGGTATAGGGCATTACTTTGTACGAACTCAGCTTGGCTTTTGGTCAAGCTTATTTTGACTTCGCCCTTCTTCAAGTATCTCTCCCTCAATTACTCTTCTCGAGAGGTCTTCCCTACTAGGAAGCATCTCTATTTTAATTGTTCTTATTTGTTCTTCGTGTGTTGTGTGAACTTCTTGTTTGTCTACATAACCAGCTTCATTCTTTAATGCAAAATTTATGACTGCTGCATTACCAGTTTGTTCACCAGAAGCTACTTTACGTTGTATCTGGTACCACCAAGCTCTTTTATGACTATCACCCACTTTATGAGCTTCTTCAAATTCAGGATGGATTTTACGCCAATTGTGATAGGCATCATCACTAACTCCCCAAACAGCGCATACTTCCTCTATGCTCTTGCCATCTTTACGTATACCGTTTAAGAGGTCTTTGGCGTATTTGCGTTTATACAAACTATTAGCATGTATCTTTTTCATTAAGCAGAAACACCAGTGTATTCAGGTATGAGGGTGACAGAAGAGTCTTGTTCGTTAATCTCTACAGCAGCTATATTATCCTCAATAGAATAAATGTCATGGAGACGGATGTACACTTTCTTGTCGTAAGCAAATTCCATTCCTACAGGTACATCTTTAGCTAACAACATCATTTATTACTCATTTTTTCTAACATCTCTCTAATTTCTTTAATATCTCGAGATGTGAATTTAAATTCTGTACGCATTTCTAGAAGAGCTTTCTCTAACTCAGACATTCTATGTGCATGAGCTTCAAGCTTACCTTCTAACTTCTCCATCTTCATTTCCATCTTGCGATAGAGATGCCAAGTAATTGTAGCTAAAGGACCACCAATAATGAAAGCTAATTTAATTATTTCTACTAC